GTATGGCAATCGAGTGTCTTTCCCCAAAACCCCCCCCGTGTAAACCCTGTAAAACAGTTGATAAAAGCCAAAACCCGCCATTAACCAGGTAGGGGCGGTTAACAACAATCAGCAATTAGGCACCATGAGGGGGAGGCGTGAAAAAACCCGCGAAAAACCGGGCAAAATGCGGCACAGTATCCGGCTATCGGCAACACCAACGCCACGGAGAAGAAAGCTGCGAAAAATGCCGCCACGCTGCCGCCGAATACATGAAAGCCCGGCGCGCCGGGCAACCAACCAAGCCAGTCACCACGAATAAGCGTGGGCGACCCAAGAAAGACAATAACGAATCCACAACGCCGAAGCTGGAAAAGAAAAACGTACCACATCGCAAGAGCAAGAGGGAGTACGACCCCCTACAAGATGGCTATCTACGCGATTCCGGGAAAAAACTATGGCTTGCTATCAAAAGTGCATATGAACTAGATCCTGTAGGGGATATTCTCCTCATGGAAGCGTGTCGCATGAAAGACCGACTTGACCGGCTAGCCGGCGCCCTGTCGTCCTCAAGTAGTCTGTGGTTTGAGCTTGGGGACCCAATCGAAACTGCCGATGGGGAAGTCCAAATTCAAGTCGTCGTGAATAATATGATTGCCGAAGCCCGCCAGCTGCAAGCCGCTATGGCTATCAACCTGGGGAAAATAGGTGTCCTCAAACCCGCTAAAGCCATCAGTGAATCCAGCAGCGTTATGGATCAGCTACAGGCAAAGCGGGCGGCGCGCCGGGAAGCTGCAAAGAAGAAAGCCACGATGTCGTGACTACGGCAGTCCTAGAAGCGGATCCAGCGGATCCACGGCTAGAGGTGCCGGAATCTCTATTTAATCCGCGGCATGATGAAGAAGTTGGACAGCAGATACCCCGGTATTTCCATGCTCCGCAATGGGAATCAACCGCCGGAGAAGACTTAGCTGATATTGCTAGCATTGCCGGGTTGGAATTCATGCCGTGGCAGCAAATCGTGGCCAATAATGCTATGGCGGAAGATCCGGTCACTGGTAGATGGCAAGCGTTTCGCGTATGCCTGATCGTGCCGCGGCAAAATGGGAAAAACGCCCTTGTCAGGGCGCGCCTGCTAGCGGGACTTTTCCTATTTGGTGAGGAAAAGCTTGTATTTTCAGCCCATCTGTTTAAAACAGCTCACGCTGAATATTTAGCTATCCGTCAAATTATTGAATCCATACCTGAGTGGATGGATATGGTCGCCCGCATGCCCGATTCGCGGGAAACGGCAATCATCCTCAAAGATGGTCGGCGGCTGGATTTCCTATCCCGGGTGCGCACCTCAGGGCGTGGGTTACAGGGAGACCTGGTAATCATTGACGAGGCTTTCGCGGTGTCGGAGGAGCTGATTTCCGACCTGTTGCCGGTCATGGTTACTCGTGAAAACGCCCAGGTTTGGTTCACGTCGTCAACCGGTTTCGACTACTCCACCGTGCTGAAAAACCTTCGTGAAGACGCTACAGAGCGCCCAGAGGAAAATAAGCATTTGGCGTTTTTTGAATGGTCCGTGGATATCAAAAAGATAGATTGGCGAAGCCGAGAAGCTGTTCAAAAGTCCAATCCGTCTTTAGGCTATCTGATTTCGTGGGATTGGGTCCGAGAAGTCGAGCTGTCAATCATGGGTGAAGAGCAATACCAGCGGGAGCGTCTAGGTGTGTGGGCGGATAATTCAGCTGATGCTGTTATTGGTGTTGATTTGTGGGATCGTGCCGTGGTGTCCAAGGAGATTTTCCAGAGTTACCGAGTGAAAAAGCGCTCTCTAGCGTTGGAGATCACCCAGGATCGTTCTAAAGCGTTTGTGGCGGGTGCCGCTCTGCTTAACGACGGTAGGGTAATTGTTGAGATCATCGACGCTCTAAACGGGGTGGCGAAAGTACAGGATCTGCTGCATGCTCTTGTGAAAAAATCAAAGCCGGTAGCGGGTATCGTTATTGACTCATATTCGGGTGCTTCGGCTATGGTGCCGCGGCTATCGGCGGCGGGTATACCGGTCTCGCTAGCTCCCACCCGGGACCTCACCGCCGGCAGCGCTGATTTCTATGACCGGCTCGTGAATCTTGACGAAAATTTGGTTTTCGAACCCACGCTTTTGCATGGCTCCCACCCAATGCTAGATGACGCCGCCTATACAGCCCGCCGCCGCCCGGTCGGAGCGTCGCGTACAGCGTGGACATGGCAAGCGTTTGGTGGAATACCTGTAGAGCCTCTACGTGCCGTGACGCTGGCGCTGCGGGGGCTGAGCATGGAGCCAATCAAGAAACGCCGCGGGAGGGTCGCATAAATGAACGTAGAGGATCTAGCGCTGTTCCAAGCTGTTGAGGTTTTACAGACGTTCGAGCGCATGCTTCAGAAACTCAAAATTCAAAAACAGCAGGTAGCGAACATTAATTCGTGGCTGCGCCCTGAACTAGAGGTGGGGTTTCAACTGCCCCGGAAAGCAACAACAGAGCACAAAGGTCTATCTATGCTTTCCCGCACCCCATGGCTAAAACTCGTGGTAGACAATGTGACCCAGGCCATGTTTGTCGATAACATTTATTCTAGTAAAGGCCCTACCTCTGAGCTTTGGCGTATCTGGCGGGCAAATAAATTACACTCGCGGCAGATTGCTAACCATCGCTGTTTTATCGCCTATGGGCACTCATATGCCTTGGTGACGCACAATTATTACGATAATGAAATACCACTGGTTCGGCTTCTCTCTCCCTGCACTATGGCTGTAGAATACGGAGATACCGGCAGTTTCGACCATCGCCCGGCGGCGGCTTTATACGAATATTCAAATGGCGGGCGCATCTATTGGTCATTATTCTTCCCTGGTGTCCGATACGATATCGGGAAAAACCCCAATCCCGGAACTATTACCCGTGATGAAACGGGCTTTTCTTCCGAATACGCTATCCTCAATTGCGAAGAACTGGACGTGGATTACGTGCCGGTCGTCAGGTTTGCTAACCAGGAAGACCTAGACGGCAATGTGATAGGGGAGGTTGAACCGTTCATCCCTACTGCTCAGCGGATAAATAAAACTACCTATGACCGGCTCCTTGCCCAACACTTCAACTCCTGGAAAGTGAAAACTGTCACGGGGCTTGATCTGCCGGTTCTTAAAGATCAGGACGGAGACCCAACAGATCAACCAGATGAAGCAGCCACAGACCACCTGAAAATCAAACTCGCACAAGAAGACATGCTGGTTTCCGATGACCCAGAAACCAGGTTTGGCGTGCTAGACGCCACAGCGTTAGAACCATTCGTGGAATCCTTCAAATCCGATATTGAGGCTCTCGCGGCAGTATCTCAAACACCGGCTCACGCCCTTACCGGGCAAATGAGCAACCTTACGCCCGAAGCGCTTGCCGCCGCCCGGGGCCCCCTCATGCAAAAGGTATCAGAGCGGAAGGCGAACGCCAGCGCTTCGTACGATACGCTGCTCCAAATTATCGCCGACCATGCCGGGCTAGCAGAGCTGGCAGACGATCCGATGCTACGTGTTACGTGGCAAGATACGGAAATCAGGTCCATGAGCCAAGCCGTCGATGCCCTAGGGAAAGCCGCCCAAATGCTAGGTGTGCCGAAACGTGCCCTCTGGCCTCTCATCCCCAATATCGAACGCTCCACCATCGAAGAATGGGAACGCCTAGCTGACGAAGAACTCGAATCCGACCCAATGAACGCTCTATTCCAGCGGCAAACAGCACGAAATGAAGATGAGGTAACCGGTGGCTAAAACCAACCGGGGTCGAGAGCTCACCGAAAACCACCGAATAGCCCAAGCCACACTAGCAGAACGCCTAGTCAACTGGGTTATAGAAGTAGTGCTACGACTGTTTAAAATTAGCGATATCGACGACTCCGCTATCCGAATCGCGGAAGAAATCGTACCGCGAATACTCCAATATCGTGCAGTTTCCGAACACCTGTCCGAAAACTACATGGTCGACTTCCGGGATGCTGAAGTGCCGAAGCGCAATAGGCAACCAATAGATTTCGGCACCGACACCTACCAGCCCAGCGAAGCCGTGCACCAGGTTATCGTGTCAATCAGGGCCACCGCGAAAATCGCAGTGAAACAATCCCTGACCAGCAACGAAGTCACACAGAGAACCGCGAAAGCCGTAGCCGCAAAAGCTCAAAAAATAGCCCAAGATGGCGGAAGGCGCGCCATCATCCACGACGTCGAGCATGGGAAAGGCCCAATCGGCTATGCCCGGGTACTCGATTCGAAACCATGTGCGTTTTGCGCCATGCTTGCCAGCCGCGGCGTTTCATACACCGGATTCCTACCAGACGGCACCGGACTATACCGAAGTGATGCTTTTAAAGCCGCTAATAGCCGATTTATCGGTGACGGAAAATTCAAAGTACACGATTACTGCGGTTGCACACTCGAACCCGTGTACGAGCGCGCCGGGAAAATTCGCCTTCCTGGGATTGGCGACCGGTTGGCGTGGGAGTGGGCAGAAGTTGCCGCTGGGCAGCCGGACTCTTTCAAAGCGTGGCGTAGGTGGTGGGATTCAAAAACCTTACCTGACGATTATGAAGGGGCTTTAGAATCTGAGGGGACAAAAAGGCCGAAAAAGAAAAAGAAAACTAATCCATGGGTGGCAAGCCCAATTGTGGGATTCACGAAGGATGATTACCTGAAACAGGTTGCTGACCTGCAAAAACGCCTTGAAGGTGTGGAGAAAGAAATTGCAGTAATGAAGGCCCACGGAGCTGCTGACCGTGATGTAAACCTTTTCAGTCTAAAGCACCAGAGAAAAGTACTTTTGTCGCGTATCGAGTCGTACAAGAAACACGCTGCCAGTATGTAGATAACCATCAATAACCGCCCGGAGCGGTTCTGTGACGGGGGACATAAAGAGGGGATCATAGTCTTGACTCGTGAAGAAGTATTACAGCTGATCGAAGAAGTCGTCGAAAAATACCAAAATGGAAACCAGGCGGGGGAAGCCCAGGCGGCTACCTCTGCCAACCAGCCCGCCGGCAAAAACGTGGAAGCGGAAACCGCAGAAGACAACGGAGAAGAAACCGCCGCCCCAGGAGGCGACAACTCAACCCCGGACACACACGCTGACACCGCAGCCC